ATGGCATTATTTCGCTATCCAGGTTGTAAGGGCAAGGTCTCCAAAGTCATCTCAACTTCTCTGGCAAAATACGCTGAAGATCATCCTGAGGCTGAATACCGTGAGCCGTTCTTCGGAGCCGGTGGCATCGGATTTGAGTTGCTAAAAAATGAATACCCCGAAAAGGTCTGGTTCAATGATCGTGACCTCACGATCTGTGCCGTATGGAATTCGATCTATCAGAACCCCGAGGAATTGAAGGAACGACTTGAGGCATTCACCCCTTCGGTCGATGCCTATTTTGAATTCAAGGAATTTTTGCTGAAGATTTCGGAACCTGGTGATCTAGATAACTACCCACTCACAGAAATCGCCTTCAAGAAAATCGCCTGCCATCAGATGTCTTATTCGGGTCTTGGAACCAAGGCGGGCGGTCCCATCGGGGGCGTCGGACAAAAAAGTAACTATGGCGTCGGTTGCCGCTATAGCGTCAAAACCCTTTTCAAGAACATCGCCAAGATTCGGGAATTAATTCAGCATCGCTTCACACATCAGACTGATTTCTGTACAGCATTGGATTTTGAAGAAGTTATCCATGACCAGTCGTGTCCTGCGTTCCTTTACCTCGACCCTCCCTACTACGAGAAAGGTCCGGACCTCTACCAGTTCAGCTTTGACCAAAGCGACCATGAGCGCCTGGCTGTCGCCCTCAAAGGTTGCCAGCATCCCTGGCTGCTGTCCTACGATGATCATCCCGAGGTGGTCCGGCTCTACGAGGGATGGGCTGTCATAAGTACCTTAAATTTCACTTACACTATCAATGCTAAGAATGGCGGAGTTAAGAAGCGTGAGTTACTGATCGGCAGTCCCGGATGGGAAGGAATCTGACAATGTTCTTGATCAATGTTTCGATAGGCGTCGGAGCATTCCTCGGTTTCATATTCGCGATCTATCTGGTCGCATGGGTCGTAGAGAAGATTGGGCATCACACATGGAAAACCAGGCAGTAACGCAGGATCGAGTGGTCATAGCACAGAACTTGCACAAGACCGTCAATGGTGTGCCTGTCGTCTACCTGAAGCTCAACCCGGAATATCCCGACTTCACTGCACATGCCCCCGGAACGATCGAGGTCATGTCGCCCCATGGAAAGACCTCGATTCCATTTGACCGGCACACGATCTGGGACGCGATGAGCCTGCTCGAAGTCGCCGTGTTTGACGAGATCGTGATCGCCTGGAACTTCAAGAACTTGGCGACTTATGCCCGACACCATATGAAGCGGATTGGCAAGTTCGATTTCAAATTGCTCGACCTGAAGCTGATCGAGGCATTCTGCGGCAAGAGGGGCGAGAAGTCCCCTGAGAGCTTCCAGGACGCCCAGAGGCGGATGGTCGAGGCGGCAACCAATACAAGCTGGAAGCGCGTCCACGAGGGCATTCACTTGCCCCTGGCGAAGCGCGTGGTTCCAGCCTTGGAATGCGAGGGCATCATCGACACGATCGGTCGTCGGACGGTCTATGCGAGCTACGAGATCGACTGGACGGTGACCGGGAGGATGGCGTGTCGGCTCATGACCAGGGGGTACAGCCCGCACGCCGACTGCAATTCGGCACGTTACAAGCCTCGCGGCGAGGAGGAAGTCGTGGTCTACTTCGATTACCGCGCCATGGAAGTCGGGATGATCCAGTGGCTTTCCGGCGACGAGGAACTGAAATCTCTGTTGAATTCAGGTCAAGATGTCTACGAGGGGTCCTGGTACAAGTTGACGAACCTGACCAACATGCCCAAGGACTGGAAGCTGAGTTTCCTCGCCTACTTCTTCGGCATGGGGGCTGAGGCGATGTCGGCACGGCATGGCTGGTCGCTTGAGGTCAGCAAGGAGATGATGTCGAGGATGAGCAAGGTGTTCTCATCGGCATCTAGCTACCTCAGGGAGGTCAGGAAGCAGGCTGGCAACGAGGTGGTTAAGGATTTCTTCGGGCGACCACGGGACTGTCGCAACGAGCCGCACAAAGCGCAGAATTTCGTGATCCAGTCCCCGGCGAGCATCGTCTGCCTGGAGAAGATGATCCAGCTTCACGACAACTGCCCGGCGTTCTCCCGCCCGGCATTCCATGTTCACGACGGATGCGCCTTGATCTGCGATGTCAAGGTGGTCCGAGAGGTCTGTAGGCAAGCGTTGGCGATTCTCGAATCCGAGAGCGCGTTCTGTCCCGGAATCCGACTCAAGGCGTCAGCCAAGGTCGGCAAGCATTTTGGCAATAAGATCCTGATTCCCGAAGAGTGGAGGGTGTGATGGAAGTGCTGATATTGCTTTTCATGTTGATGTGTATGTCGAGCGACAAACCTCCACAGTCCAGCAAGTATGACGGGCTCAAGGCATTGGGCTGCCTCGGAGTCGTCCTTCTGGTCTTGATCAGTCTTGTCTGTGGTATTTTCTATTTCGGCTATTGGTGGGCTTCTCACTGATACGCCTCTTGCAAATTCTTGCGTTGTTTTACTATTCGTTTCCCTTAGGAGTATCATGAAATCGATTTGCGAACAATTTCCGTTGACTAATGCGGAATGGATGGAGTTGGAAGATAAGCTCGATAATCTTGTGCGATATGCAGCTTGGCAGTTGCTTAAGATGAATGCCAAGAACAGCCACACCGACGAGATCGATGACGTCACGCAGGAATTGCGATGGTCGATCTATCTGGCTGGTTGTTATTCCAAGAGGCAGGTTTACATTGAATCATGCTTCAAGGTAGCGAAAAAGTACGTCAAGGATATCGTGGTTTCCGACATCGTCCAGGAGCTAGAAGATCTGTGGAATAACCGGACTAGACATGGTGCGGGTCGGGTCAAATATGGTGACTTCCAGCAGGAGTTGCTGGAACGGATCATAGACCAATATGTACCGGATGAGGAGAAGCCGGACCGCAACAAGGTCCTGAAAGTCGATTCGAAGTTCATGATTTATTGCAAATCGATCCTCTGGAATTCCAAGAAATCAATGGGTAAGAAGATCAGTCGCGAGAAGTCCTGGCGTACGGGACTCGTGTCATTGTCAGAGTTTGACCACCTCGCGAGTGCTTGAGTGGTCGAAAAATTTGAGGAGTTTGTGATGAGTTACGATTATTCGGGTTACGGTTGGATCAAGGTTAAGAGATTCACCTTTGATGAAAACAAAGGTCTTAAAGACAACTATGATGCTCTCGACAAACATCATATCGAAGAGACCACTTTCTTGATCAACGAAGTGCGAAAGTTAGCAGCAATCCTCAATGAGAAAGATCGCAGTTCCAAGCAATACTGTGTCGGAGTGGTCAATACTTCGGGAGCGAAAGTGTATTATGCGGGGCGTGATTATTTTGCTGACATTCCATTGTGGACGTCTAACATAAATTCGGCAATGAAGTACGCCCATAATATCGCTCTTGAAGAATGTGAACAATGGAATGCCAAGTTGAAGTCGAATTTCTTGTCGTATCACGTAGTCGAATTTGAACCAAATGGCGTTGATCAATCCGCTGGCTACCACACCAAGCCTATCGCCAAGGGCGTCCTCGGAGAAGTCTCCAAGATCGAAGAGGAGTTGGAGGAATTCAAGGACGCCCTTGCCCAAGACTGCAAGGTCATGGCTCTGGTCGAATTGTCGGACATGGTCGGGGCGATCAAAGCCTACCTCGACAAGAACCATCCCGAACTTTCTCTGGGTGACCTCGAACGGATGGCTCAGATCACTAAGCGTGCCTTTAATTCGGGAGCGAGGAAGTGATCATCTCCTATCGAAAATTGGTCAAGGCTTTGGAATTCTATCGATCCAGAGGCTTCGGGTATATCGATGTTCCCTGGATCGTGGGTGACGAGTCTTATGGTGTGACCAAGCCTGCCAACTCACGAGATTTCTCGACCTTTGCCGGGAATCTCGTAGCTTCCGGCGAGCAGTCGTTCCTGGATAAGATGCTGGCTGGAAAAATGCCTTACGGCAGGTCCGCCTGTATCACGCCTTGCTTCCGCGACGAACTAGTTCAAGACCAATTCCATCTCCAATATTTCATGAAGGTGGAACTGATCTATTTCGGCAAAGAAGAGAGATTGGCTCGCGAATTGGATACAATGATCGAACACGCCAGGCAGTTCTTCTCGCAATACTTAGGATTAGAGAACATCCAGAGGGTTGAGACGCCCGAAGGCGTCGACCTCATGTCCCAAGGTATTGAACTTGGGTCTTACGGGATTAGACGGTATAAGAACTATGCTTGGGTCTACGGCACGGGCTGTGCTGAGCAGAGGCTCTCCCAGGTGATCAGGGCATCCAAGATCAACAATCTTAGGTGGAATCTTGGCGTTTTGGACGGCAAACCGATCTGGCGGATGAATTTGGAGAATGAGATTGGTGCTTTTGTCGTACAAGAAGACCAAGGTTGGCGGTACGAGGCGTGGTGCCTGCAGACCAACAACATGATTTTCAGCAAGACAGGCAATAATCTTGAAGAGTGCAAGGAGATCGTGGAAGGTTGCATACGCGGTGAATTATGTGTAATTTGAATCAATATGACTAAATACAAAGCCATGAAAATGATTTAGAATTTAACATAAAATAAGGGAGGTAAGCTATGGTGAAGGTTAATGAATTATTCTCACAGGTTGCCTCCAAAACGACGCATTTTGCTGGTAGTCATTTCGCCTTTCTTGGTGCCTCCATATCGATTATAATCTGGCTCGGATTCGGACCAGCTTACCACTGGTCCGACAGCTACCAATTGGTAGCGAATTCTGGGACCACAATCATCACCTATCTCATGGTCTTCCTGATTCAGAACACCCAGAATCGGGAGAATCGCATTCAGCAACTAAAACTTGACGCGATCCTGTGCGCCCTCAAGGACGCCGACCATCGCCTGGTCGGCAGTGAAGACCTTTCGGAGAGCGATCTCGCAGAGATCGACCAATTTTATCGCGATATCGCCGAGAGAATTCGCGATAAAATTGACCTTAACAAATAATCAAATTGTAGTATAATGTTTTTTCATGGAGGGAAATGACATGGTGACGATACTTGGAGCTTTTCTTCTTTATGTAATTTCATCCTATGTAATCGGTTATTTTGTGGCTAAGCGGCTTTACCAGAAACATCTCTTGGTAGATGCTGATGATGTGACGGATTTCTTGACCTGGGCACCTCTCAGCGCATGGATTGGGCTTGCTGTCCTAATTTCTGATAAGTTTAAGGATTTTATAACTCCCAATGTCGATAATTGGAAGCGAGATTAATGACATATTTTAATTATGTGCTTGCTGGAGTCTTCGGTAGGTACCGGCATAAGATGCTCTTCATCGAGAAGGACCGTCCCAAGAGCCAAGCCGGGCGGATCAACCTGCCCGGTGGCAAGATCGACCCCACCGACGCCTCTCCCGAAGATGCGATTCGCCGCGAGCTCAAGGAAGAATGTGGCATCGACCAGTTGGATTCCCTGAACTATCTGGGACGGATTACGGGGCGTTGGACCGAAGATACGGCTTATAACATCCACTGCTTTAATGCTAGTATTGCATCCTACAGCAACGACTTCGAGATCAAGCCTCGGGAGGGCGAGACCGAACGGGTTTTCTGGGAATGTACCCGACTCCCTCAGGTTGACCCCCGATGCCTCCCCAACCTCAGGCTGATCGTGCCGCTGATGAAGGCGGGTGCGTCGAATTGGGTCATCACGGACGAGAACGACGGGTTCAATGTCCGACCTTATTCTGTGGAATTTAGATTAGAAAGCTAAAATGAGTAAAGCTGAGTGTCGGTTAGATGAAGAGCTTTTTTATGATGTAGAAATTCCTCTTGTAGAAGCATTCAGAGAGATATTTTGTGGGAAATATGTAGATTGCGATAGCGAAGGATGGGATAACAACGAATTTAACGCTGTTTTATCTCTTCCCTTGGAAGGTGTTCGCCCTGAAGAATATTTAGAAGCCATGGACCTCATCAGGGAAATGGGTCCTGTGTCTTTTAATTGGGAAGTGGGTGATGACGACCAGGTTTTGGTGGCAATTGGATTCTAATTATGTCTGAAATAAATACATTGGATGAGTATCAGCAGGAAGCATTGAAGACCGCGATGTTCGGTCCCGTCGACCATCCTTCCGTCCCTTACCTCATGCTTTGCTTTGATTCGATGGGCAAGATCGCAGAGAAAGCCAAGAAGGCTTTTCGCGACAAGGGAGGTGTCTTCGATGATTTCGACAAGGAAACCATCAGAGATGATTTCGTGTCGATCGATTTTCAAGGTAGTATTGCTCGACATGAAATCAGCTATGGGAAGCCAGGCTCCTTTGAACCGAATTCGATCCTCTATCCCTTGTTCGGCTTGATCGGTGAGTCGGGAGAGGTTGCCGGAAAGCTCCTGAAACTGGTCACGGGTAAGGACCGAAAATTGACGGATGAGGACAGGCTTGAGGTAGCTAAAGAATGCTCGGATGTGTTATGGTATATTTCTGCCCTTGCCAATGAACTTGGTTACAGCCTCAGTGATATTGCTGAGATCAATTTGACCAAACTTCGCTCACGACGTGAGCGGGGGACTATCCAAGGAAACGGGGATAATAGATGACGACGATGATTGCGAGTGTGGCGATTTTTTACGTGGTGTTGGCTCTTGCCGGAACCTTGTTCGGAAATACGGCGGCGACCTACTCACGCTCATTGGTCAATCCGACCAAGTTGCAGCGGGTACATTTGTTTATGCTGGACGCCATCATGACGGCGTGGTTTTATTTGGTTTACGTTCCTGCCTCGTGGATCGTAGAATTCCATGATCAACCCTGACCGGGAGCGAGTTCTATGATCATATTTGCGATTCTGGCAGTCTTATATTTCCTGTTGGTGACTATAGGCACGTTCATTGTCTACGGGAGCCACGATTGGTTCAACTACGGCTTGGACCGAGATACATGGTGGAAGGTATCTATTCTGTATCCTATTGATGTCCTACGTCTTGTCTGGTTTTTCCTGGTTTTTGTTCCGGCATTATGGATCGTCCAAGAACGAAAGAGGCATGTTAAGTGATTAATATGATTTTTTATCTGATTATTTTCTACTTGTTCTTCGCCGTCGTTGTGAGGGTCGTCGGGGACTGGTTGGACAATATCCAACAATGGCTCATGTACGACCAAGATTATCTGGGAGATTGGCTGACCCTTTTCTTGGTTTATCTTATCGAAGTGATCTTGAGCGCATGGGTCTATGCAGTTCTTCTGCCTGTTATTTGGGTTTTCGTAGGTGTCACAGAAACCGGACCTCGTATCTGGAGAAATATAAGCGAAAGAATCAAGTCGTTATTTCGTAGCTGACATCCTATGACATATACCGACAGGAATCCAAGAATATTCTTGGATTCCTGTTTTTAAATAAAGCAGTTGATCTTGATGCGAATAACTAATTCCGTGTATTATAGAGCGATTAAGATAAAATAGGAAGTCGGTAAACTAATGACGGAAGAGACCAAGCCAAAAACTGTAGTGACTCCGGAGCAACTCGCCGCATTCGAAGCCCTCCAGGACATCGACGACCATATCGGCACCACCAGCGCCGAAACGACTCAGCCCACACCGCAATTCGATTGGGGCGAAGACTATCAGCGTAGCCTCCTGGCGATGCTCATCGCTGATCGCACCTTCTTGCTCGAAAGCGTCGACCTTGTTCGTTATGACTATTTCACGAACAAGGCACACAAGAAGATTGCCGAGATCCTGTTCGAGCATTTCAAGGAATATCGCAACATCCCGAGTCGATCCATTTTTATCAAGGAAATGCGTGACCGATTCAAGGATGACGACACCAAATTCTTCTACTTGTCGGAATTACAACTTCTCTACGACAGCTACGAGCCGGGGATCGACAGCCGGGAGTACCACCGCAAGGAGATATTCAACTTCGCCAAGATGGTCGCCTTGAAGAAGGCGTTCCACAAGAGCATGGAGGAATTGAAGAAGAAGCCGGACGAGAACAACACCTGGACAAAGATCGACAAGTGGCTCGACGAGGCTCGGGTTGTCGATATCCGCTTTGATACGGGTCTCGACTACTTCGGATCGCTCCTCGACCGCTACGTTCGGATGCGGGCAGAGCGGGAAAATGCAGAGGTATTCACAACCGGGTTTAAGGACCTCGATGACGAATTGACCAGCGGCGGTGCAAGACGCGGCGAAATATACTCCTTCATGGGTCCTCCCGGCGTTGGCAAGTCCCTCTGCTTGGTCAAGACCGCCGTTGAGAACGTCAAGCTCAACAAGAAAGTCCTCTACATCTCGCTCGAAATGAGCCAGGATGACATCGCGACCCGTTTCGACGCGCAGTTCGCCGACGTCAATATCAAGGCTCTGATCGATAATCAGGACACGATTTTCAGCACCCTGAATACGTACACGGAGGACATGGACGACAAGCGATTGCTCCTGGTCAAGCAGTTCCCCTCGGGGACCGCCGACGTCAACACGATCCGTGCCTACCTCCAGCAGCTTCAGATGGTCGGCTGGGAACCCGATTTGCTCATCGTGGACTATGTCGGGGAAATGAAGGACCTTCCCGGCGTCCCGCTCTACGAATCTAGGGAGAAATTGGTCAAGGATCTGCGTGGTCTCGCCGTCGAATACGACATTTGCCTGTTCACCGCGATGCAGCCGAACCGTGCCGCCAGGGAGGCGATGAAGGACGGCGGCGTGATCTCCGACGACAACCTCGGCGACTCCTACGGGCAGCTTCGTCCCCTCGATGGTCTGTACACGATCAATCAGACCGACGTTGAGAAGAAGGCGTGTGTGGCGAGGATCTACGTGGCGAAGCAGCGTGCTGGCAAGTCGAGGTTCACGTTCTTTGTCTCGGTGTCGCCGCTGACACTCAGGTTCGATTCGATCTCCGAGGCTCGGTATCGAGTCTACATGAGCAAGGAGACCGAGAAGGCGGCTGATGAGGTCAAGATGGATGATATCTTGGAAAGAAAAGTAACTCGATTTAAACCACCGGAAGAGGAAGAAAGGGGCTGACCAGATGGACGCGAAAGGCAAAGAACTTAATGAATGGTTCAGGAAGACGCCTGATTATTGATCAAGGGGTTTGGCATGATAGAACGGGTCGTGTTGCTGAAAAGTTGCATCAAATACTCATGGTATTTGATGCAACTTTAAAACACCATTGTTTAAATTCTTCATTTAGCAAATCTTGTTTCATTAAGTTTATATGTTTATGAACCCATTGAATGTTTGATTTATTATAACCGCCATCACTATCAATTCGGTCTACCGAGGCTGTTTGTAATGTTCTATAGTGCCTTGCTTGTGTAAGTGGAAAATCAATGGGTTCTCCGCTCAGGGCGCACTTTCTTTCCTGTGTAATATACAGATCCCAAAGTTCTTCTAACGTGACGTCAAATTCAATCCCACGCTTTGATGCCTTTAACTGTAAACTTCGAAAATAACATCCCGGTATTTCCATAAATCCAGTTCTTTTAGGAGATGGAACATTACGGGCGCAGCCACAAGAAGATATCGCTTCAGATCTAAGGTGTATTCCATTGACTACTTTCATAGATCCACACTTACATTGACAAAGCCAATAAGTAGTTTTTTTAATTGTATATTCATATTTTATAACTTCCAAGTTGCCTACAATTCTTCCTGTCAAATCAACTCTGGAGGGGCTGGGTCTGCTAGGCATTTCAATGTTGTATTTGCGACAATATGTCCAAACATTAGATTGACTACACTCTAGCTCTGTGGCAATTTGTTTCTGTGTTTTTCCCATGTTTACTTGTTGTCGAAGATAGGATTCTTCAATTTTGGTCGCCATAGTATTTCCTTTATAATCGGTACATATCATATGAGTAATTGGCGTCATGTTATGATATCTAAATATTAGGACAAGGTATAAAATATGATAGAGAAGATTACATCTGGATTTCAGAGCGGAGCAGATATTGCGGGAATTCGCACGGCACTCAAATTCGGAATCGCGACAGGCGGCTGGATGCCTCGGGGTTTCAAGACTCTGGACGGTCCAAGACCCAAGTATCAGTATTTCGGAGCCATGGAACACCGCTATGCGACCTATCCGCCGCGAACCTTCGCCAACGTCAAGGACTCGGACGGCACCATGCGGTTCGCCGCGAATTGGGAATCACCGGGGGAGATATGTACCTTCAGGGCGATCCTCCAGTATGTCAGACCCTATTTTGATGTTGACCTGATCAACCTTGACCCTAAGTCCATGGATAAAGCCGTGACTTGGATTGAGGAAAATAATATCAAGATTCTGAACATCGCTGGAAATGCGGAGAAGACCCACAAGGGATGCGAGCAGAAGGTTAGTCTTTACTTGGAAAAGTTGTTCACGAGATTGGGACATGAGAAGATAATGTGAAATAGGTTTACAGATGACCCTGATTTTGGTATAGTGTTGTCACCTGTGGTAACCTAATTAATCTAAGGAATAAAATGTCGGAACCTAATTACGATAAGATTAAGATTGTGGTCGGTGGGGAGGAAGTGATTTTAGACCCTGAAAATCTCAAGTTCAACGAAGCCACCCTAAGCCGGTTCCTCGAAAACGAAGGAAGTTGGTACGACTACTTCGGCAGGCACCTCGCCAACGCCGAGATCGAACTGGCGTCCTACAAGGAACTGTCCGAGGTCACCTATCTCCGCGCCTTCGACGGCTACAAGGCTGAAGGGTCGAGCGACAAGCGGGCTGAGGCACAGGCACGCATCGAGAACGCGGTGATCGACGCCCGGCAACGGGTCCTCGAAGCCGAGAAGAATGTGAAGTTGCTGAAGTCCCACCTGAGGTCTTTCGACCAGTCGCACAACAACTCGATTTCTCTGGGCTACACCCTTCGCAAGGAGATGGACAAGCTTCAGCCGAGGATCTACGGCGATACGACGGATACCAGTAGCAATGCTAGTTGTGATTACGAAGCCAAATTGGAACAGGTTATAAGGAATAGTAAATGATCTCACTCAGTAATAGAGCATTGTTTTTCATTGGCTGGAGTGCCATATTTATCGCAGTGGTCTTGGCTAGACGTGGTTTCTCGTTGAATGTGATCTTGGGTTTGTTTTTGTTTTATTTCCTGACCTTCTTGGTCAGGATACTCCGTTACGATACATGAAGAGGAGGTGTGAGATCGGCTACCTAAAAATCCCAAACCTTTATCATCGCGCAGACCTGCTTGAGTGCTATGCCCTTGAAAAATGTCATGGCACAAGCAGTCACATTCTTTATAAGAATGGCGAGTTGATTTTCTACGCGGGCGGTGCATCGCACGCGGTCTTCGTGGCTCTCTTCGATGTCGAGGCACTGAAGGCATATTTTACGTCCAAGTTCCGTCCCGACCAAACAATCTTCGTCTACGGCGAGGCGTTCGGTGGCAGCATGCAGGGCATGTCGGCAGTCTACGGCAAGGAACTCCGGTTCATTGCGTTCGATGTCAAGATCGACGATGTCTGGCTCGATGTCCCCTCGGCTGCAGGCTTCGTTGAAGGTCTGGGACTCCAGTTCGTCCCTTATGAGCGGGGACCGATGACCGTGGAGTGGCTCGACGAGCAGCGAGATCGTCCGTCATTGGTCGCAGTGGTGGAGAACGCGACCCGAGAAGGGATCGTGATCCGCCCGATCTATGAGTCGACCACCAACGACGGCAAGCGGATCATCGCCAAGCACAAGCACCCCAAGTTCCGCGAGACCAAGACCGTGCGGGAAGTCGACCCCGCTAAGGCAGTCGTCCTCTCGGAAGCCAAGGAGGTTGCAGATGAATGGGTCGTGCCGATGAGGCTTGATCACGTCCTCCAACGGACTTCATATGGTGGTCCCCAAGACACGCATGCCGTGATCGTCGCCATGGTTGAGGATGTCAAGGCTGAGTCGGCGAACGAGATTGTTTGGTCCAAGGAAGTTGAACGAGCGATCGGCAGGGCAACCGTCGATCTGCTTCATAAGATTCGATAGGAAATGTTCGCAAAAAAACATAGATGTAAATTACACCCCTAGACTTTTGGTCTAGGGGATTTAAATAAGTAAAGTATCTTAGAGAAGATTAATGATCGATCCTCGGAATATGACGCGGTATAACCAGAAAGATTGGGAACTTGAAGAGACCCTTTTGTTCTGCTGCTGCGTAGCTGGCAAGAACGCGGTTGTAACTGCGGAACGCCTCGATGGTTTCCTCAAATATTCACATCAATTATGCTACGGCAAGAGTAGCCAGCCTCCCCACTACAAACCCTTCTCCGTCCTGAGGAAACTGTTCGACTGGAACTACAATGTTCCGGAGATACTCAGGGATTGCGGTCTAGGTTGCTACAACCACCGCGCCCGAACCTTCAAGGCGATCATCGACAGCGACCTGGACCTCAGGAATTGCACCGTCGATGAACTGGAGAAAATCCCCGGCATCGGCATGAAGACCAGCCGGTTCTTCATCCTGCACAGCCGTGAAGGTGCTGAAGTCGCCATCATCGATACCCACGTCCTGAAGCACCTGCGTCACGTGGGATACCCGATCCCTGAGAAGGTGACGTTGACCTCGAAAAGATACCGTCAATATGAGCAATGGTTCTTGACGACCTGGAGGTCAGAGTCGACCTGTACTCTTGCCGAGTACGACCTTGCTGTGTGGAATTACTATGCCGGTCATGGTGCATTGGAGGATATATCATAGTGTCTAAATACGTAGTATTTGAGAGTAGTGGTGCGACCGAATTCACCGAATTCGTTTTATACGCTGATGGCTTGAAGGCGGCTGAAGGCGATGTCCTCGATATGCCAGACGAAGGATATTTCTCATATCCCTACAATCTAGTGACAGCATCCGACTTTGATCGGGTCAAGGAACATTTCGGAGGTTCTTTTCTTGAAGCCCTAGAAGAGATGCGATCAGCGTTGGCGAGCCTGAAGACTATTAGGGAGGCGTTGGAACGGCTGAAGAAGAATGCCATGTCCGACGAGGAAATCGAGGAATTTCTGAAATAATTTTGATTCTCCTTACTATATTATGATGTAATCACGTCGATTACAGCCTAATGCGGTGTAGTCCGGTTAGGTCGCCTTGTGCAATAGAGCAAAGGTTTTAGTTAGGAGAATTAAGTATGTCAGATCTACGTAAGTACATTGCAAACCCTTCCCACGTCCTCAATGCGAAATCCCATCTTCGCGACAATTTATTCGGGCCGTTTGAGTCTGAATTTAATCGTTTCTTCGATGACTTCTTTTCTGTTCCCCGTAAACCGTCGAATGCTGGGTATCCCCGCGTCGATGTCTACGAACGCGGCAATGAATTCGTAGTCGAGTTCTCGATAGCGGGCGTCGACCCAGCCGATATCTCCGTGGAGATCGAAGACAAGCCGAGTGAATTCCGGTCTTACGGCAGCGAATACGCCAAGCTCCTCAAGGTTTCCGGCAAGATGTCCCAGGAGTTCGAGAATAAGGCTGACGCGAACTACCACGTCAAGGAACTGACCAGAAAGAGTTTCAGCCGATCGATGCTGTTGCCCGATCATTTGGTCGGAGATCCTAAGGCAACCCACAAGAACGGTATGCTGACTCTGACCTGGACGACCGTGTCGGCTACAGAAGAAGCCAAACCTCAGGTAAGGTCGATCCCGATTCTTACTGAGGAGAGCAAGTGATCCCAACATTATCGGAAGTTTGCACCGCTCTTCAGGAGCGGTGCAATTCTTGGTGGCAAGAGCGGAGAAAAGGGGGATATTTGTTCATACGAGATGGATCGGTTGGGAGCGGACGGCACTTAAGTTATATCATTCAAAATGCCAATTTGGTTGAAATTACTCTTTTAAAATATGAACCCTAAATTGGATATTTACCAGGTAAAATCAGAGGTCGAGTCCAAACTACGACAAGGCTACATTACTAGCCGCGTTCTCTTAGGGCGTGCCAGATTCATCGAAGAGGGTTCGACCAAGACCTCTTCGTTCAATGACCCAGCCCATCTGCCTTTTTTTTATCATTTTGCTACTTTGATCAAGCCGAAGACCGTGGTCGAGTCCGGCGTTGGTCTCGGCTTGCGAGCAGCTTGTTTGGCACAGGGGACGGAGATAACCCGATTCCTTGGACTCCAGGAGGTCCCGAATTCGAAGTATTATTCACCCCGCCTAGCAAAAGGGAACGTCGGCGACCATTGCAAAGGGAAAATTAATATCCATTCCGGCTTAATAACGGATTCTTCCTTCATAGATAGCCTGAACGCCATCGAGTGGGATCTCGCTCTTATTAGTGAGAAATTGCCTTATGAACGGCAGATGCTCCACATGGATTTGCTATGGTCGCGGGTCAAGTTGGGTGGGATGATGTTAATAGACAATCAGGAATCTCACGAGGCGAGCCAGAGAGCTTTCAAGGAATTTTGCAAAATTAAGAATCGAGACCCGGTAGTCATTAACACTCGGTATGGTGTAGGTGTCATCCAAAATTGAACAAGAAAGTAGGGAAATTGGGTTACGAAATTTGCTATTCATATCACGAACGTCTTGAGGATGGAAGCTACGACAAGGAGACGGTCAAGACGATGAAGCGTCGTCTTGGCAAAGCCGAAGAAGAGGTCACGCCGGACAAGTTGGCGGGGACGATCATGGCACAGCTTGCTCGCCGCGATATCTGGGTCTTAGACGTGGAAGTCTATGAATTTACCAAGAAAAAACTGAGCTTCAAGGAAACCAAGGGTGGTCTCGTCATCGGCGGCAAGAAGTACCTGCTCGACGAGTGCGGACATCTTGCGGTTCAGGAAGTCCCCGAAGCGGTGCCGCAACCGGTCGTCCATCAGCAATTGCCGGTGTCGCACAGCCTCCATCCGTTCAAGCCTTCATTCCAGAGCCGGGTTCCCCAGCAGATGGTCGAGGAAATGGTCAAGGCGAGTGGCGGCACGGTAAATGTCGCGGACATGCACCTTCTCAAGAAGAAGCCGATGCGGTATGAGATATTCCAGCCCGACCCGGCGTTTGTCGATATGGTCAAGGCACGGACCTTGGCGTTTACCGTGGGCGAGAAGTATCCGATTTACGCGGAGAAGTCGGCAGGCAGTGACCACCGTCTTGGGATGAATTACACGACGGTTGACAACAACGGACAGAAGCAGGTCCTTAACGACAAGCATTTCGTCCCGACGACCAGCCTCATCGGGGGATTCGACGAGGAATCCAGGCAGGATATTGCTCTGGATTACGGGGACACGGGCGGATTTGGGGCGAATATGCCGAAGTTGAGGTGATAGTTGTGGGCAAGACAGATGTTTATTGTCCTTCATGCGATGAAATGTTTGAAGCGAAGGAGTGGGAAGTCGGTGCGTGTCCGTTCTGTTCTCGGGGCTATTCCTGGGATGAGGCATGTACCGATGATTATTCTGATTGCTGGACAGTCGTTGAGTGGGACGAAGTAAAAACGGAGATTGATAGTGAGAAAATCAGATCAGAAGAAGCGTGATCGCAAGGTCAAGAATGCAGAGAAGCAACACAAGCACCAAGCTCAGGTCCGAAGTGCCCTGATCCGTAGGGATGCCAAGCAGCGACATTATTACGACAAGATGGTGAACCGGGTTCGGAGGGAAGCAGCCACGGAGACGGAGGACGAGGCGATCAAGAAGCAACTGGCTCACAACCTGGAGATTCTTGAAGCTCTTGAGAAAGAATATGATCAGGAGCAGGAAGCTAAGAAGAAGTTGAATGTTGATCTCGAAGGGCAGGGATTCAGCACCCTGGAAGAGAAGATGGAGTATCTCCAGCAGATCGCGGTGGATGAGCAGAAGCTAGAAGCCATGGGCGTCGGCGGCTCGGCTGACGTGGAACTTCGGGTAAATACTGAAGAGAATGCTTCTTGATTTGCTTCTTTGTAATTTCTAGAAAATGTCAGAAAATTGATTAAAGTTCTTGCAATAACTTCCGATATCTGATATAGTGGGTCTTGTTAAATGGTGGTTGTGCAAATCCTTCATTGGTTAGTGGAGGAGAAAGCACAGAGGAATCAATAAGACCTTTTAACTAAGTAAAACTAAGTAAAACGGAGAAAGCTAATGGGACTTAACCTTGCTGAGTTGATGGAAGATGCTGACGGTGGTTCGCAGAACACTAATTCGGTTGCCACCGGGAGTTTCTTGGATAATTTCGTTCTGATGCCCCAAGGAGAGGGGTTCGTGACTGTCCGGATTCTGCCACCGGGCAATGACCTGCCGATGATGGCTGGTGGGCTTTGTATGTTCACTCGGGTCCATTCGATCAATGGACGCAAGGTCCATTGCCCCCGCGAGAAGTCGCGAGGTCGGAATGGCAAGACCTATTTCAACGGCGATTGCCGCATTTGCGACCATTACAACTGGCTCTATCGCCAGGCTGACGAAGCGAAGGCTCGTGCTGAGGAAGCCAAGACGTCGGCTGACGCTGCCAAGAAGCGGGGCGAGGACGCCTCGGTTTACGAGGCGAGATACCACGAAGCCAAGGCGAAGCAGGCTGGCTTTGTCCGCGAAGCCCGCGACATCAAGCCGGTCGAGCGGATCTACCTGAACGCGATCGTTCGCAAGATTGTCAAGGATGGAGTCACCACGACCAATGTTGGTCCCAAGATTCTGTCGATTGGCAAGACCCTCTGGGAGCAGATCCGTGCGGCGATCCTTGGTGACGAGAAGTTCGGACGAGCGGCGTTGGGCGATGTGACCCATCCGACCACCGGACGCGACTTCACGATCGTCAAGGAGATCAAGAAGTCGGAAGAGGGTGACTTCCCCAACTACGACAAGAGCTATTTCTCCGAGCCGAGTGCATTGGGCAACCCCGACCAGGTGAAGGAGTGGATGGCTAATCTCCATGACCTGGCTGCCTTGCGGGTTCTCAAGACTTCGGAAGAGATCGAGGCTGAGGTTCGCGAGTACGTGACCGGCGAAAGCCCCCGAAAGGTCCCCACCTACGATCCTTCGATGTTGACTAACGAGCATTCGGTTCCTGCCGAAGGTTCTGTGCCGCCTCTTGATCCGGTTTCCGTGAACGATGAAGTCAGTACGATTATCCCGGTTGAGTTCTCCTCTATCGCATCTCGACCGTCTTGGATGTCGAACGCTGAACCTGTTAATAGTACCTCGACAGGAACAACTGAACCCTTCAACGAGATTGAGTCAGATCCGGTTCCCAATGTAGCGATGGACAATGATGCATTCTTTGCTACTCTGCAGAACATGTAATCTTTGAGAAAAGCCCGGCATTGATTTGCCGGGCTTTTCCATGCGCCTCAACGGGCGTTTGGAGTGGTCCTATCTCAGGTCAAAAGCGGGATTACGGAATATCCTTATGTGTTTTTTACAAACATTCTTCTGGCATAGGAGTCGCTCCATTTACCTTTGTATATTACAGACAGGCAAATGGCTAAGAAAAATAAGGAAAAGAGAGAGAGCAGTCAGCTAGACATTTTCCAGGCGTTGGCAGAGCAGACGAACGGCGAGTTGCTGGGGCAGATGAAGGCAGCCAAGTATTTCATCGACACGGGCAACCTCGCGTTCAACTTCATCGCTAGCGGCAAGTTCATCAATGGCGGTCTCCCCGGTGGTCGTATTTCTGAGTTTTATGGTCCGAGTTCATCGGCGAAGTCGCTCTGGGCGACCAATCTTCTTTTCGGTTGCCAGAAGCTCGGCGGCTACGCGATCCTGCTGGATTGCGAGAATGCTTCCAACCCCGAGTGGATCAGGAAGGCGTCCCACCTCGATGTCGACCGCGTGGTCCGGTACACTCCAAAGACCCTTGAGGAAGCGTTCCTCAAGATGTACAACGTGATCAAGGTCATTCGTAGTCGGGATACCGAAGTTCCCATCATGATTGTGTACGATTCGATCACGGTATCGCCCACGGCTCGCGAACTCCGTGAAATTGACCTTCCCGAGAATTACACGGAAGCCGAGTTCAAGCGGATCGTGCAGCGACACGAGCAGCCAGGCGAACGTGCCAAGGTCATCAGCACTGAACTCCGCAAACTGAACGGGCTGATGGAGGAGATGGATGCCACGATCTTGATCGTGAACCAGGTCCGAGATAAGATCGGGGTTTCGTATGGATCACCTGAGACGGTCTCTGGCGGTCGGGCGTTGGAGTTCTACTGCTCCCAGCGGTTCCGCACGAGTTCCCATGCGACCATCAAGAATCCCAAGCTGAACAACATGATCACGGGCGTCAATGTCAAGATCACGAACAAGAAGAACCGCTTCTTCCGTCCCCATGCGTGGGCTGAGGGCGTCCAACTGCTGTTCGATCGCGGCATCAATCCCCTGAGCGGTCTTCTCGATGTCCTGATCCAGGCTGAGCGAATCGAGGCGAAGAGCAGCGGCAATTACGTCGTCCTTCCTGATTATCTCCCCGAAGGGAAGGAGAGCTACGGCTTCAAGGGTTCCAAGGCTCGCGGCGATGTTCCTCGGGCTTTGGTCTTGGATTGTCCCCGGTTGATCGACGCTGAGAGTCGCGAGGAAGTTGAGGATTACCTGTCGCCTTACGCCGACTTTGAGCAACTCCAGGAAGAGGGGTCGATCATGGAAGAGGCGATCACCAATGGATTGAACGAAGAGGAACTTTGAGATAGTTGAAACAAAAATCCCGTTCAAGATCGATTCGAATCGATCTTGAACGGGATTTTTTGGTGTCTAAAATTGGCGTCACGGGTTGAGATTTTCCATGATGACTGCCATGGGCGTGGTCGTTACCACATCCGGAACCTCGACTGCCTCAACGTTGACCTCGGCAGGTGCGTCGAAATCGGCGTGGAATGGATTGAAATCAGTAAATTGGACCTGAAGTTGGTACCGACCCAATCCAATGCGTTCGGTCGTATTGCCTTGCTCTTGGAGTTTGGAACGGACCGTGGAGATTTGAGCGCTGATCGAGGTGCGAGGTAGGTCATCGAATTCCTGGCACAATTCGTTCAAGGACACGACCGAATAGGAGAGGAAGAGGGACCGAATTCGTTGTCGCGCCTGCTTCTTGCGTTCCCTGATCATGTCGGGCGTCATGACCGGCTTGACCGGGATAACGACCTTATGTTCGATCGGCTCGCTATCCCCCAGCGGGACGACACGCCCCAGATCGGTATATTTAGCAGAAACGCGGTAGTTGGCATCACACAGGGCACTCGGCAGAGACGCCAGGTCCAAGACACAGTTTGTGTTGTTGCCGATGTTAATGCGATGAATTTCGGCGTCAAATGTTTTTGCGAATTCGATTAGCTGTAGGAGATTTTCTTGTGGGACGATATACTCTTTGCTGTCCTTCATACGTAGCAGTAGGGCGACACGAGAGCCAGAGGATTTAGCCTTGAGAATTTTGGCAGGCATTAATCGGTTTCCTTATTTTTAGCGGTTAAATTTGGGATTACGATAACGATCTTGAATCGACCTCTTTTGGCGACTTCATTGAGTACCAATATAACACAATTCGGCTTGACGTTAAAGACGAATATGCTAAGATGGTTGTCTGATCGGGACAGGTCGAATTAGGTAATGCGAGGAGTCTATTTCATGGATGATACGAGCGTCGGCAGACCTCTTAGCTGGACTACGGATCGCCGTTTCGGCGTCGAGTTGGAACTGAACGCATTCGACGGGAGGAATCGCCCCGAGAAGAAGGAGGAACTGCCCAAGGGCATCGACGTGGTTGGCGACTTGGTAGGGTCGGCGTTGAAGACATCGGTCTCGGTCCGGTCATGGGAACACACTCACAACAACGATAATTGGGTCATCAAGCCTGATTCGAGTTGCGGCATGGAAGTCTGTTCGCCGGTCCTCAAGGGTTGGCTCGGGCTGAGCCAGGTGGTCAAGTGCGGCGAGGTGTTCCTCAAGCACGACCAGGTGCAGTCGGACGGGCGATGCTCGCTACACGTTCACGTCAATGTTGCGGATTGTTCAGTGGTAGAGGTAGCCAGCATCGTAACGCACTGGATCAAGAGTGAAGCGGTGTTTATGGACTCGGTCCCGGCGAACCGCAAGCGGAGTCGTTACTGCCAAATCGTCGGCATGTGCGATATGTTTGACACCAAGGAATTTCCTGATCCTAAGGAGATTCTGAGCCGCATGGGGCAGTCGAAGTATTTCACTCTGAATAACCTCCATTATTCCCGCGACCGAAGAAAGACCATCGAATTCCGGATCGCCGAGAATGCTGCCTGTACCGATCCCGTGTTTATCAAGAATTGGGTCCGACTAGTGGTCCACTTCTGCGACATGGCGAAGCAGCTTCCGCTCCCCGGTAAGTATGCTGCTGGCGATCCCTGGACCTCGTTCTGCTGGCTTGACCCGGTTGATGTCTTCGGCATGCTGGGATTCCTTCCGGGGCAATATGATCTATCTCCAGGATTGAAACAGGTCCGGGATTGGTTCATGGCTCGGATGATGGTCAATATGAAGGGGACGGGGTTAAACGGGGTCTTCTCCGATATTGGTCGCAGTTATTCGTGGGAAGAACTCCAGCGAATCGCCAAGGCAGCCAACTTCGAGACTCCACTGGAGCGACACCTGCACGGGGCGGGCGAAGACCTGGAGCATTGGCTGTACAACAAGGAGTTGAGAACCTAAAGAAAGACGCTCGTTTAAGATTATGACTAAATTAGATAAGACCGTTTTCGATATGAGGAACTTGGGTGACCTGCTTGCTGAATTCGACTTTCCGCAAGTCCAGGGCGGGGCTGAGGACGATATTTCGCCGCTAAAAGCGAGGGATATCGTCGTGGACGGCTACGAGGTCGCCATCTACTACAGCAAGTCGATCCTTTCCGACGACAGGGCAGTCGAGTGCCTTCAATGCCTTGGGCAGAGAAGTCCATTCCTGCCCTTTCACGTCGTGGTCAAGATCGCCAAGGAATTCTTGGGAGACAAGTATCTTGGCTTTGTCGATGTCTTCATTAATAACAAGAAAGTCTATTGCTGGATCGTCCACACCGACGGCAACGGCAAGCCGGTGGACAACGACCATTTCGTGGTCCGAGAGATCGAGTTCGAAGGGACCAGGATCGGTTATCTCGACCCGGAAGTGGTTAGGTTTTTCTGATCTCTCTCGCGGCAGCGTCCCGTAGATTGTATTTGCCTCCTCATATATACATCGGATGGTGATTTCGCCACCCGACACGTATACGAGGACCAAAAGATGACAAAACAAGCCAAGATTCAATCGTTGATCATCAAGCACCTCAAGGACCATGGGACGTTGGACCTCCTCCTCCCAGACGGAATTATGCTTGAAATTGGTATTACCCAATTGAACAAAAAAGGCGACCTTGTAAAGAGCGACGATTATTGCTATGTCAGTGCCTCTAGGGAAGACAAGAAGACGTTGTTGGATTCCTACAATCTGGGCTTGTCCTTTGGCGACGATGAGGACGCTATCGTGTTCGAAGAAAAAGGACACGACGAATATGGTCAGCCCATTCGCCGTGTCGATGTAATCTGAAGCACTCCTCGACAAACGGCATTGGTCATAAAACCTGAAAATAGGTCTTGACGTCCAGTGCCGTTTGTGATATTATTGTTTTCACTTAACCCGCCGTGGGTTATGAATAAATAAAAGTTTGAATTAGTGACGGATAAGGAAGTCCTAGCTATGAAAAAAGACGTAATCCTTAAAGAGTTCGTTCGTTCCCTTTCCGATGACGATATCCGCTTCGTCTGCTTCCGCCTGTCAGAGAAGAAGTCCGGCGACCTTGGCGAAGTCGTGGAATTCATCCAGCAAGACCCCGAGATCGACCGGGTCCTGGCATCGGCTAAGGATTCCACCGAACTCTACGACTTAATAGATGAAATCTACGACCAACTCGATCGCGAGTGGAAACGCCGGGTCATGCCTCGCTAAATATTTGCTTGTGAAATAATTAACTAATTAATTTAAACTATGCTGCTGGCTAAAGGGATGTGAAGTGGCTGAAGTAATAAAGATAAAAGACACGCAAGACCTAGTCCCGACCCGACTCTTCCCCTGTGCTACCTTCCCTTTCGAGCATTTCAATCCTGTCCAGAGCAAGGTGTTCGACATCTATGACCGCGATGCAAATTTCTGCATCGCGGCGTCCACCGCTGCGGGCAAGACCTGCATGGCGGAAATGATCCTTTCCCACTCGATCCGCAACGGTCACGGGAAGGGCGTTTACCTTGCGCCCCTCAAGGCACTGGCACAGGAGAAGATCGACGATTGGACCGATCCCGAGCACCATTTCGGCGATTTGAAGCTCAGTATTTGTACGGGCGATTACATCCTTACCAAGGCACGTCAGAAGGAATTGGCTGATGCCGACCTGATCCTGATGACCTCGGAAATGTGCGCGTCCCGAGTCCGCAACGCCAAGTCGGAAAAGAGCGAGTTCCTCAAGCAGATCGCCTGCGTGGTCGTGGATGAGAGCCACCTGCTCACCGTCCCCGGTCGTGGCGACCACCTTGAGGTTGCCCTGATGAAGTTGACCCTGATCAATCCCAACATCCGGATATGTTTCCTCTCTGCGACCATGCCGAACGTGGACGAGATTTGCGGATGGATGTCGCGACTCAACGGCAAGAACACCTACTTGCTCGAATCGACCTATCGTCCGACCAAGTTGAACATCCATTACGAGTCCTATTTCGACGGGTCGAGGGACTACGACGACACCGAGGGCGAGAAGATCGCGACCGCCATTCAGATCGTCAACCATTACAAGGACGACAAGTTCCTCATCTTCGTCCACACCAAGCGGACCGGCGAGTTGATGAAGATGGCTCTGGCGAAATACGGGATTCAATCCGAGTTTCACAACGCCAACCTGACCAAAGACAAGCGGGTCGATCTTGAGAAGAAATTCAAGGATGCTGGGGGGCTTCGCGTTATCGTTGCCACCAGCACATTGGCTTGGGGGTGTAACACCCCGGCACGCCGGGTGGTGGTTCTGGGCGTCCATCGCGGCATGAGCGAGGTCGCAACCTACGATATCTTCCAGGAGATCGGTCGTGCCGGTCGTCCCAAGTATGACCCTGCTGGCGATGCCTATATCCTGCTCCCGGAAAGTAAGTTCAACTACCAGAAGCAAAGACTTCAGACCCCCGACCGCATCAATTCCCAATTGCTGGAATACGTCGGCGGCAAGGATGAGGACGGTAACGAGGATGAAACCAGGAGAAACTACAAGACCCTGGCGTTCCACCTGGTCAGCGAGATACACCAGAGGAACATCAAGACCCACAGGGACTTCCACGAGTGGTATTCCCGTACGCTGGCACACCACCAGAATCAGTGGTTCGACAGCGACATCGTTGACAACGTTATCGACCTCTTGATGAGGTGTGGTGCGATCAAGGAAGAGGGCGGCGAGTTCAAGGTGACTTCGGTCGGCACGATCGCCAGCATGTTCTATTTTTCTCCCTTCGATGTCGCCGATTACAAGAGGAATTTCACGAGGTTGTTCGAGAAGCGATACGATACCAATGACATTGCGGTGGCTGTGGCGTTGGGCAATATCGATAGTAGCCGGTTCGGAATCGTCAGTAAGTTGGAACGAGAGGAGATGGGTTCGTTCACCTCCAAGGTCCAGCAACTCTTCGGAATCTATGCGGTCTCGGAGCCAGCAATTAAGACCGCATTCGCCTACTGGAATCTCATGAATGGTAGGTCGAATGCCGCGTTCAACGGGCAGATGCGGGGACTCCAGTTTGACTTTCCCCGAGTCGCTCAGGTGATTCAGGCGATTGACCAGATGGGGTCAAAATGGGGACGTGCCGAGTGGCTCAGGCAACTCAAGATGCGGGTCCAGTATGGGGTCAAGCCCGAATTGGTTTTCCTCTGTCAGTTGCCGAATATCGGGGCTGTGAGAGCGCAAAGACTGTGGGACAACAAGATACGCACCCTGGCTGAAGTCGCCACCAACCCTGCAAAGGTTAAAAAATTGACCAACTTGGGACAAGATAAGATAGACGAGATTATTGCCGAAGCGAAGTCTCTTAGAATGAAAGAGGAATTATAATGCCACAGGATGATTTTGAGACCAACACCGGAGAGATCGGGAAGAAGATGACCAAGAAGGTTGTTTATGATCCTTGGCCACCTTTGCCTCCAAAATCTGCTTACTATTTCTCTGCCCCCCTCGATAGCTGGACAGACAAGGGCGGCTACAAAAGGGAATATAAAAATCTATATGGTGCTGATGTCATACAGACCCCGGTGGTCGCAGATCCGAACTGTGCCGAAGCAGCCATCCCCGATCAGGAGATGAGTCCGATCGAGCAAGAAAATGCGGACCTCAAGAGGCAGTTGTCAGACCTCCAGGACGCATTCACCGAGAGTCAGCGATGTGTCGCTGAAGTGACCGACAAGTATGACCGACTCCGAGCCGACTACCAATCGGTAGGAACCTGGGACTATGTCCGCAGGCTCGAAATGGCTCGTGCCAGGATCGAGGAACTCGAAAGGCAACTTGAAGGACAGAAGAAGCCGTCCGAAGGACAATTGCTGACAAGCATTCCTGCCGGGAAATCAGCGACCGCTGTCGGCAATACAGGTTATGCTCCTTATACCGGGGGTTATTACACCCTGAGTTCTTGGGACTCTGGCAGCGTCATGCTCGGCGGGTGTGCGGCGTCCTCGAATTAGCCTTTTCCGAAGAAGTCCTTGTCGTATTCGATGAGGACTTTTCCATTCCCTTTGGTTGGTTCGCCCGTGATGGGGTCAACAACTCTAAATCGCGTTTGTTTAATGTTTTCTGCGATCCCTAATTTTTCCCAGAGACAGGGATCTTGGGGGTCGACCGGGACATCGCGGATCACCTCTCCCTCGATCAGCAATCGCACCTGGCACGTGCTGCTGGGACCGTCATATAATTGACAAAACTTACAAATATGTTTTGGCTCTTTGTTTTTCCGTTTCATAATATAAATTAGTTTAATTTTATGAGTAATACAAAAAAAGATTTAACTTGTATCGGGGCATGTGGTCAACGGCGGGCAGGTAAGAACGTCCTGGCGGATTACCTGTGCGGCAAGCTCGTCAAGAGAATTCCCGTGCCTGCCCACGGCGGCGGCGTCTACAACAAGACGGTGTGGGGTCAGCGATCTTTCGCCGCTCCCGTCAAGCAGATATTCTGCGAGACCTTCCAGAAGGACCTGGATTTTGTTGAAGAATGGAAGGTCAAGGATGAGGTCCCGGAAGGCATGGCGATGCCGGTTCGGCAAGCCCTGACTTTCATCGGCGACGGGTTCCGCAAGATACAACCCGACATCTGGATCGAACTGGCGTTCCGTCCCGAGAATGATCCTGATAGCAGCATCTTCACTGATGTTCGCTACATCAACGAAGCCAGGAAGATCAAGATCATGGGCGGCATGACCATTTTGGTCTACCGAGAAGGTCACATGAATTGGGACGACAACGGCTCCGAAGCACAGATTCGCCCCTACATCATGTGGTGTATCGAGAAGAATCGGGAAGGTCACATCGCGTCCTGGGAAGAGTTCCAGAATCGGGACCTTAGTTTTAAGACCGATAAAGACTTCGAAGCATTCTTCAATTCCTTGCCCGAAGAGATGCGGTCGAACGGCAATCAGCACCTCAAGGATATGTTCTTTGAGAATCTCGGACAATTCGACCTGTTCATTCGCGCCCACGACGGCGTTGAAAATATCTATCACAAGGCAGACCAAGTCGTCATGCCCTATATCAGGGACAACTATACCGTTGAGGAGATTATTTTAAATGGCTAAGATTGCGATCGAAGACATGCATTTCGTCCCCAAGGCGTGGGGCTTCGAGCGGTGGATATGCAACAGCGACAAGTATTGCGGCAAGTTGCTCCACATCAACTCGGGACATTTTTCAAGCTGGCATAAGCATAACATCAAGGACGAACACATGGTCGTCCAGAGTGGCATTCTGGAGATCCTGTACGGAGACGACGACGATATCGACAAAGCGACCAGTGTCCTGGTCCATCCTGGTCAAGCCTTCCACATCCCGGTTGGGCTGAGACACCGCCTCAAGGCGACGTACGGCGACGTGGAGTTTCTAGAAGTGTCTACGACCCATTACGATTCGGATTCGATCCGCGTGATTCCGGGACAGTAAGTCGAGAGATTATTGTTTGATCCAACGATTATGGTCAAACACTTCGATGTCTCGGATTTGAAGCGATTTTTCGCCGACGTATTTTATGGCAATTCCTGGTCGGAGGTTGTCGAAGAAGATGACCTTGAAGTCGTGAACAACTTGGGGGTTTCTTTTCGCCAAGCCTTGCATCAGTTGCGAGAAGAGTTCCCCATCGGCAGCACTCCCTCCATCGGGGCTGATGGCTCGCCCGGTTCGTCCCCCACTTCCTCTTTGGAACATAATCCCCGAAACCCTTTGGCTGAGACCGGTGACGGAGAACGTATCGCCATTAGCCGGGACCGTCATTCCCTCGAATTTATCGATGTGGTCTCGGATGAATTGGATGACTGCGTTGCGGTTCATCTCATAATCGATGTCCCAATCTTCGGGATGGAGGAAGCCCAACACGGAGACGACCATCGGCTCGCCCGAGGTTTCGGCACCGGTTGCGAAATTAGCCACATCGGCATCCATTAGTCTCAACGCATGGTGTCTGGCTGAGTTCCGGTCGGCGAAGACGTAGAAGCCGTGTCCTTGACCGTAGCCGGTCGCTCGTTTCGGATCGATGCCGGTACGAAACGAGCGGATGTTGGCACCGTTGATTCCCGTGTTGGAGCCGTGGTAAAGTTCTCGAATGCTTACAACTTCATTCAAGATAAAATCTTTGAATCTTAGCATTATTGCCTTTTAATTTGTCTCTTTAGTTTACCAAATCCGACTTCGGTCAGGACCATGAATTCCCAGCCCCGATTCTGACAGTAGGTGTTGGCTGCAGTCCACTTGGCTTCATTGACCGGCAACGCTGTCTGGGTTGCCGGTTTGATCTCCCAGATTTCCTTGTGACCGTCGGCGAAAAGGATGCTCAGGTCGGGACGATACCTCTTGGACTTGCCATTAAACAGGTAGGGGATTTCTAGGGGTTCTGCATCATACGTTACGACATCGGGCAGAGCCTCCAGGACTTCGTAGACCTCGGCTTCGAACCCGCTGCGATAATACAACTCTTTTCCATTCATCTTGTTGGAGATAAAGGTCCCTTTGCGAAACTTGACGCCGGTCGATCTTTTCTTGCCCCTGCTGCTGAAGTCGTTCCATACCGTGGTCTTGTGCTGGATTCCCTTGGGGACTTCCCAACCCGGATGCTTGGCTTTGTAGTGCATCTTGATGTCTCGGACAGGACCCTGGCATTTCGGGCAAGTCAAATATTCTCGCCCTTCCTCGTGGGATTCGATGATGTGCGACTTGAATTCGTCGTATTCCTTGAATTCCTGACCACACACGAAGCAAGACCACCTACGTTTACCCCGCGATTCCTGGTCGTCGTTGAAAGGCAGTGTCATATCAGTCGTCCTCTTTCGCTTTCTTTCCTAGTTTCTCGGCGGCGGTTTCTTTATCGATAACATGAATTTTGCCGACATCCTTGATGCCGAAGATCCGCTGCGTCCCCTGACCTTCGATGATCTTGTCCAGGTTCACGGCGATGAAGTTTGCCTCTTCCTTGGCTTTTCCGACCATGTCCTCGTCGGGATGCTTCAGCTTGGCGAAGACGATCCGGCTGTCTTCGGGCGCGCCGTAGACCGACTTCTCGAATTCGAAGAAGAAGACGAATTCGCCAGTCCGGTCGAGAAGCTGGTGAACCTTGCTGATCTGTTCTCGCTCTTCGCACACCAAATCCCATTTGTCCATTAATGATCGGAAGCTTGAGAATCCTAGTGATTCCATATGTCCCTCTCTCATAAAGTGATTGCTGCTAATATATAGAGTTATGGCAACAAACATGTCTGGGTTTAAGAAGTTCTTTGAGGATGCCTGGGGCGGCTCGACACCTCCCGACCAGAAGGCTTTCGGTCACGGCAAGGATGGTGCCATGGACTCGCTCAGCGTCCAGTCGATGGAACTCGATGTCCCCGAGAAGTCGTTCGATTCGATCCCGTTCGTGGGGGCGAACTATCAACTCGGCAAGAGCAAGATACTGGGGGGGTTATCCTCCTGGACCGTGGTCAATATTGGTCCCAAGACGGTGACCCTGGAGTTAAGGGATGAGGGCAGCAAGCGGTTTATCAGAGCCAAGAGCGGCGCACTCTACAACGACCCGTCGAAGCCCGACACTCCGAAACGAATCACGGTGCCGAGGGCATACTACATGCGGATGCTCGACGACCAATATGGCGGGGCGGCGGGAGCGATGGCGGGTCCTCCAGGCGGCTTGCCCCCGATGTAACCAATAGAGTAGGTGAATACAGTGAATATGGAATTCAAAAAGTGGCTTAATCTTCAGGAAATTGGAACAACAACTGGCAGTATCGCCGTCTTCTCCCGGCAAGTCATGCCGATCGTCACCCGAATTTGGCCGACTTGGGGAGGCAGCATCCTCAATGATGAGGAAGAGAAACCGAAACCGAAGCATAAGAAGAAAAACAAAAAGAAGTCTAAGAAGAAGTGAAATATTCGATCTTTTTAGATCTGGATAATACGTTGGTGCGATCTTATCCCCAAGGTTCGCTCCCTTGGAGATTGATGGACCGAGCATGTCCTACCTACAAGGACCAATTAACTGTTCTCAGACCAAAAACCAGGCAATTCCTGAGCCGGTTGAGTAAGATATGCGATCTTTACTTGTTCACTGCGGCTGAATGTGAGTATGCCACGGCTGTCCTTTCCGTATTCGGCATCGATCGTTACTTTCTAGAGGTCTACTCGGGACAAAAAGAAAGACCTAATTCCATCAAGCAGGAATTAGGTCTTTCTGATTCTTGGATTTTGGTGGACGACAGCCACAGTTCGAACAACCTGACCCGGCACAAACTCTCCTGTCTAGGGAGCCAAAACATTCCTCTCAAGAAGTGTTTTTTACATGCTAAATCCTATAATCCTCGCCAAGAAGATAAAAATGACCTGAGGTTGCTATACCTCCAGATACGGAGTCGGATCGCGATGAACATCAAACATCTTCATCTTTGATTTTTATATGGTAGATATAGTTTTTCATGCCGTTATCCCGGAGATATTCGTAGAAAGACTGGAGCATCTCCTGGGCTTCAGCGGGGTCGGTCGTGTACCATTTCCCCAATTTGGGGAGGGCAAGATGCTTGTTGGTAGCATCATTGAATAAAGTGTAGATTTTCACTTATTTACTCTGGAAAGGGTTCGGCAGGTATTTCGGGGTCTTCGCGGTCGGGTTGTGTATCTTGGAGATGGTCTTGTAATCTGGGCCACCGATGTCGATGCCTTTGAAGGTCTGACCGGCTGGATTGGTAGTGGGCGTCTTCGAGAGGTTGGCTGGGTTGACCGGAGCCGCGATGCCGCCACCACGGCGTGCTGCCTTGGCTGACCCCGTGACCGCACCGAGACGACGCTTCTTGTAGCGTTGCCAGTTGTAGGCTTCATTCTGGTCCAGCCATTCCTTGAATTCCATCACTTCTTCTTCATCCCTTTCCTCATCATCTTCGGCTGAGGCTGTCCTGGGTTCTGAGGATTCAGTGCCTTGATTGCGTTGCCAGGCGTCACCTTGCCCGTGAGGACCGTCTTCTTGGCAGCCTGGTTCAGGAGTTGGTCGGCATTCAATGACTGGCTCTGGGGAGCGGTCGACATGCTCTGGGCGGTATTCAGGATCGCCTTATTGGTCATGAGGATATTAGGGTCCATATTCGGCTGGACGATGCCAGCCTCGGAGAGCCGCAGATATTCCTTGAAGCTTATTTTATTTTTCATAAGCTTATTTATAGCGATCGACCATTTTCTTCGTATTTGGATTTGTATTCGTTGTGTTCCCAATAATAGACAATCGGGACTGCCCGGCTGGTCTTGTACTTGCCCTCGATGACGATTTCTCCCGAATGGACCAAACGATGACAGGTTGCACACAGGGTGATCGAATTCATTGGGGTGTACTTGCCGCCCTCGGCACCGGGGACGATGCGGTGGACATCCAGCACGTTGTAGTTGGATTCTCCGCAGAACAGGCACTTGCCGGTAACTCGCTTTTTGACTTCTTGGAAAGATGGTCTTTTGGATTTAGTTTCTCGACACATAAAAATAGATACGGCTAAAGTATATAACAAGTATCTATTATAACATGTCAAGGGGGAAACATGAAGAATTTTTTCAAGTCAGTCAAGGATTTTTTCGCAAATCTTTTCAAGAGCGAATGTTGCCTGGATTGTGACTGTTTCTGCGACCACTGCATCGACCATTGTTGTATCTGTTCTAAGGGCTTTACTGTTTGCTGCGACGATTGCGAGTGCTGCAACTAAGGAGAAAGTAAGGTATGCGGAGCTTCCAGGAATTCGTTCAGAATCATGAAAGTAAGCGTGGTCATTTCATGGACTATTGGCGGTCGCTCCGCAATACCGACCCCCTTTACATGGACCCTATCTCCAAAGGTCATGTTGGTCATACCAAGGGCGAAGATACGATTCGCCTCACCGGCAGTCCCAAGTTTATCGCCTCAATCGTCAGCCGCCTCAAGGAACTGATGATTTACGAGAATGATCGAACCAAGCTCGACATCAGTTACAAAGAATCCACCTATACCAAGGAAAATGGGCAGAGGAGCTACATCCTTTACC